AATGTCGTGACTGAGCCGAGATTGTGCGTTGAGACAAGCATCGTCTTGCCTTCCGCGCGTAACTCCCTCAACAGGCTGATGATTTTCGCTTCGGTTTTCACATCAACGCCGGTAAAAGGTTCATCCAGCAGGATCACATCACCCTGCTGTGCAATCGCTCTCGCCAGAAAGACGCGTTTCTTTTGTCCACCGGAAAGCTCGCCGATTTGTCGATGGCGAAAATCCACCATATCGACACGTTCCAGCGCATCGGTGACAATCTGACGATCCCTCTTTTTGGCTATACGCAACATACCCATGTGCCCATAGCGGCCCATCATTACCACATCTTCCACTAGTACAGGAAATGACCAGTCAACCTCTTCTGACTGAGGGACGTAGGCAACCAGGTTTTTCTGTAGCGCCTGTCGCGTGGGAATACCCAGAACAGATATCTTTCCGCTGGTCAGACGCACAAATCCCATAATCGCTTTAAACAACGTCGATTTTCCGGAACCGTTTACCCCAACCAGAGCGGCAATAGATCCACTTGGTACTGTGAAGGATGCATCGCGCAGTGCTGTGTGCCCGTTACGCCAGGTGACAGTAACATCATTAACGACAATGCCCGCAGATTGCATCATTATTTCTCCCTTTTCCCGGCTTTAATTCCCTGTACCAGCGTACTGGTAGTAACCTTCAGAAGGTCGATATACGTAGGTACCGGGCCGTTTTCTGTGCTCAGGGAATCGACATAGAGTACACCGCCGTAGTGCGCGCCGGTTTCACGCGCAACCTGACGCGCTGGTTTATCGGAAATCGTACTCTCGCTAAAGACTGCCGGGATATGATTTTTCTTCACCATATCAACAACCTTACGTACCTGCTGCGGCGTGCCTTGTTGATCGGCATTAATCGGCCACAGATAAAGCTCTTTTAGCCCCAAATCGCGTGCGAGATAAGAAAAAGCCCCTTCACTGGTGACCATCCATCGCTGATTCTCAGGGAGTTCAGCAATCTGCTTACGCAGGGGGGCAAGGGTTTGGGTAATCTTGGCTTTATAAGTATCGGCATTACGTTGGTAGGTTTGTGCATTTGCCGGATCGTATTTTATCAACGCATCACGAATATTATCGACGTAAATCAGAGCATTATCTGGCGACATCCAGGCATGGGGGTTAGGTTTGCCCTCATAGGGGCCTTCAGTGATCCCTACTGGCGTCACACCCGAAGAGACAATTACTTCTGGAACCCCATTAAGATGCTGGTAAAAGCGTTGGAACCACAATTCCAGATTCATACCATTGGCGAGAATCAGTTGTGCCTCCTGCGCACGTTTAATATCGCCAGGGGTAGGCTGATACTCATGAATTTCTGCACCGGGCTTGGTTATGGATGAGACTTCTGCAGCATCTCCAGCCACGTTTTTGGCCATATCTGCGATGATGGTAAATGTTGTAATGACCTTGAATTTTTCAGTTGCACTCGCCTGAAATGCGATCGAGCAGGTGAGGGCGAGGCACCCCAAGAGCATGGTTACTTTTTTTATTGAGTACATAATTTAGTACCTATAGTGAGCAAAATTAGAACAAACATAGCAACGGCTATGTTTTATAGCATAAGCAATACAAAATGAAAATGATTATCATTAGCAATTTTAGATCCGAACCGGGATTAGGTTGTTTCCTGCTGGCGACGTGGTACTGAGGAAAAAAGTAGGGCACCTATTAGGCTTTGAAATGACTTGATGAGGAAAATTGTTGATGGCAAAAATGGGGCAAAGCGCTGCAAAAGGGGCAAAAAAGGGGCAAAAAAAGAGTGGGTTATCGTAGCTTATTGTTGTCGCTGATGATATTTAACACATTGAAAAATAAGTAAAATACTTATGAGTCAGAGAGTTGTGATTTTTGCCCTTACTTGTTCAGGTTGTATTGTTCTTTCTTACTAATTTCTTGATTTTGCGACATTTAAAAGCGACTCAATTCGTTATATGGCATCAGAAGAGTATGCGTCATGCCGGAACGCCCAGCATAAGAAATCTGATATAAAAACTGTGGCGTGTATGGTACGGATTAGAGGGGAAAATGTCAGCACATTTGCGAAATGAATCAAAAAGCCCGCAGCAATGTGCGGGCGTTAGTGTCAGCGCACAACCAGCACGGAGCACTCTGCGTGACGCACTACAGCTGCGGCGTTGGAACCGAGCAGATAAGTGGTGATATCCGGTCGATGGGAAGCAATGATGATCATATGAGCGGGGATCTTCTTCGCCATTTCCAGAATGCGGTCTTTGGGCGAGCCTTCCTCAACATGGACATGCACTCTGTCGGTTGGCAGTTTAAATTTTTTAATGATCTCTTCCAGTTGCGATTTGGCTTCCGCTTTCAGGTCATCCATTGCCGGTAATTCTGCGGAATACGCTAAACCCAGAGAGGCATAGTAGGGCAGTGAAGGTATTACCGTCAGGAAATGAACCTCTGCATCATCAATCTTTGCCTCTGCCTCAACGTGGCTAATCACGCGTTGAGTTAATTCTGAATCGGAAATATCGATAGGGACAAGAATCGTTCTGTTCATAAAACCTCCTGTTTTAGTATCCGCATAAAGTGTAACGCCAGATGACACTTTTTGTGTAATGACGGAGTTCACATTTTTAATTTAGATCAAAGGAGGAAGAATAAGCAGAAAAAGCCCGCCATAACAGCGGGCAGGAGGATTTAGAACTGATAAACCAGACCTAAAGCGACAATATCATCGGTAGAGATGCCATTGGCAGCGTAGAAACTGTCATCTTCATCCAACAGGTTGATTTTATAGTCAACATAAGTGGACATGTTTTTATTGAAATAGTAAGTCGCGCCAACATCGGCGTATTTAACCAGATCTTTATCATCAACACCTGCCGGGTTGTCTGCACCACCGGCAGCGTGCAGGTCACGGCCTTTAGACATCAGGAAAGAGACTGCCGGACGCAGACCAAAATCAAACTGGTACTGTGCAGTGACTTCAAAGTTCTGGGTTTTGTTTGCAACAGCATAATCGCTGTCGCCAAACGGGGTCATATTACGCGTTTCTGAATACATGGTTGCCAGGTAAATATTGTTAGCATCGTATTTTAGCCCAGCAGTCCACGCGTCTGCTTTATCACCACCCGCCGCAGTATGGTTAACCTGATCATTGGTGCGGTCAGAAGAGGTGTATGCCGCACCAGCGCTAAAGCCCATGCCTAAATCATATGTTGTGGAAAGACCCCAGCCGTCACCGTTTTCATGGCGAACATCACGTCCGTTGTTGGTGCCTTCCTGACCATTACTGGCACCTTCGTTGTTACCTTGATACTGCACCGCGAAGTTCAGACCATTTACCAGACCGAAGAAATCAGTATTACGATAAGTCGCGACGCCATTGGCTCGACCAGTCATAAAGTTGTCTGCATTGGTATAAGAGTCACCGCCAAATTCAGGCAGCATATCGGTCCAGCCTTCGATGTCGTACATTACGCCATAATTACGTCCGTAATCGAAAGAACCGTAATCTGCAAATTTCAGCCCGGCAAATGCCAGACGGGTCCATGACTGGTTTTTTGAAGATTCAGTGTTGTTTGCCTGAATATTGTATTCCCATTGACCGTAGCCAGTGAGTTGATCGTTAATTTGGGTTTCGCCTTTAAAACCCAGACGCGCATAGCTCTGGTCGCCATCTTTCGCCGAATTATCAGAAAAATAATGCAGGCCATCAACTTTGCCATACAGATCTAATTTGTTGCCGTCTTTATTATAAACTTCGGCTGCATGTGCAGCACCTGCGGCGAGCAGGGCAGGAATTAAAAGTGCCAGTACTTTGCTTTTCATTGAATAAATCCTTTAGTTATTTTATTTGCCTTTTATCCCCATTTCGGGGAGTGAAAACATCCTAAAGGAGAAGTTCAGTTAGCCGATAAATATCATTTGTTACGCCTTAAGTAAAACCTTAATCAAATAATTCCTCTGAAATGATAATAAGTCTGGTGAATGTATCGAAGATAATACATACAAAATAAAAATTATACTTTTAATTTTCTATACGTTATTCTGCGCGGGTTATATGCCTTTATTGTCACAGATTTTATTTTCTGTTGGGCCATTGCATTGCCACTGATTTTCCAACATATAAAAAGACAAGCCCGAACAGTCGTCCGGGCTTTTTTTTAGAATTGGATAATCCTTATCCAGAGCATTTAATCGGTGTTG